CGTGATGGAACTAAAGTATTTGATGATTTGAGGTGGCGCGAATGTACTGCAAGCCTTTGTCATCCTTTAGTTCCATCACGCCACCTCAAATCATCAAATACTTTTTAATTTCATCTATGGCTTCATCTGCACCGAAGCAGACTTTGCACATGTAACCTTGTTCTTCTAAGCGTTGAATCATGAGGCTTTGACTTGGCTGTAATTTCCCTTTCTTTGACTTCAATTCAATCCAAAGCCCGTGTATCTCACCATTTGGAACAATTAGCTGAAGGTCTGGAACACCAGCCTTCACGCCTAACTTCTTGAACTTTGCAGCTTCAATTATGTTTCTTGAGCCACCATTAGGAATATGAAACAGGTAATCACTCAAACGACCTGACCCATATTTCACACGATGCGCCCAACTCATGAGTGTCAACTGTTCTTGATCTTCTGTAGGCACTCGATTAAATCGCTTTGAACGAGCTGCCTTTTGTGACTGGACCCTTTGAGCCTCTTTGAATGTGTTCATTGGTCACCTCACCATAAGCCAATAAAAACTTTTATACATGCTGCGAAGAAAACTACTTCAACCAATGCCAAGGTTCTAACAATTATCAAGCCCTTACCTTGCTTTAAGTCATTAATCATTACTTGAGAGCTGGTTATATTTCTTCGATGTGATGCGATTTGCATACGCTCCATTTTTAATGGTGAAATGAAATATGAGATACCTTCAATCAGCCTTACCAAGCACTTAATCAGTATCCAGATAACAATAAGTTTTATGTACAATTCATTACTCATTTCCCTTCCCCCTTGATCGCTTGCTCTAACTTCTTGCCAATCTCAAACATTGACCAGCTCTTTTGAAGGTCTGATGCAATAGACATAGCCTTTGCAATGATTAGCCCTTGTTGACCCACCCGCTTTTGCAGTTCCTCACTGCTCTTAACCTCTTTCACATACATTTCATCAAGCGTTTCCGCCACGAATATGTATTCACTTAATTGCCTTTGCAGCTCGTCACGTTCTAATCGATACTTGTCTTTGTATTTGAGAGCTAATTGAGCGCGTTCTTCTGCGCCCTTGAGTTGAACTTGCAACTCCCCCACTTTCGCTTGCTGGTGCTGCCATGCTTCCTGCCAAATTGCCCATTTCTCGTTAAATGAATCGAGGTGAAATGCGTAAAGCTTTCTTTGACCGTTTAAAACATATCGACCAAGCTCCTCATCAAAATCAACCGCGTCTCTAAATAGCCCAATCCAGTACTTTTGCTTCTCAAACTCTTCTCTACACTTATCCATCTCAAACATCCTCTACTTTGCAATTCGGCGAAATGTGGTTTTCTATGGGGAAGTCTTCGCCCATATCATTATCAATGCGGTGGCCTGCTGCTATTTCTTCTGGGGTGGCGTGGCGAATATCCGACTCAAAAGAGTAACTTTTTCGCCCATTTGGCATGAGCTGAACTTTTGTTATTGATCCTGACATCTCATAGATTTTGTACAGCCCTTTGTTAGAAAACTTAGGGTGAACTACATAATCCCCGACTTTAAACTCACTCATGGCTGGCTCCTTTTTCAAAGAAAAACACCACTGGCTCAGACTTAATTTCAATCAAACCAAAACGAAGTAAATGACGCGCATGTGTGCTATCGCGTAGTAGCTGCACATCCCGATAATGAGTCAGCATCTTTCGCCATCCTTCCAAAGGCATAGACGACTTGTTTGTATTGCAAGGAACACATGCGGGATTCATGTTTTCTAATGTGTCGTTTTGCGGTCTAGTCATTTCTCCTGTGATCAATTTGCCACCACCAACATGAATTAAATCTCTCTTAACAGCTTCGATATGATCTGCATGCCACTTGTCACCGAGCAACTCACCACAGTAAGCACAATGACCTCCAAACTTCTGCTTAAGCTCTTCACGTTGACGCTTAGTTAGTTTCATCCCCGCCTCCGTATATTGATTCGTGGTCTGCCATTGCTTGCTTGTAACGTTTAGTCATGCTTTCAGCTTTGAACTCTTCAATCTTCCCTGCACGTCTAAGTTTGATATACAAGCATGCAGCTGCTCTTGTCTCAGTTGTTTTTAACCCATGGTTGTACGCGCAGCGTAGTGCCATCATTTCTTTGTAATTCATCTGCCTAACTCCACCATGTTCAAAACAGAAACTTCCATTTCAGCAAGCACGTAATTTTTTAATTCGTGGTAGGTGTTGTTTTTGAATGCCTCATGTACTTCTTTAACC